CGATCGCTCAGGACGAGAAGACGTCCAAGGCGGCGGTCGAACGGATCGCGCTCGAAATCGAACAGCGACTCTAGGCCGGCGCGATGGAGTTCGTCCGCAACCTCGCGCATAAGTTCCTCGAGATGACCCACGGGAGGACGACCGCGTTCTTCGTTCTGTTTTTTATCGCGGGGAACGTCCTCCAGTGGATCGGGAAAATGACCCCGACCTATGTCTATTTCATGGGCACGCTCGGGGGGCTCGTTCTTTTGCACTCCGTCAAGGAAGATGTGTTGGTGGGGAAGGACCCTCCTCCTCCGCCAGGAGGTCCCGATGTTGACGTTACGAAGTAAGATCGAAATCATCGCGGGGATCCTGGCGATCGTCGCGTTGGCCGTTGTCGCGAGCTCCTATGTGTCCTCGAAAAGGGACGCGGAGAAATTGAAGGCGGCGATCGCTATACAAGAAAAAGTGATAGGGGATGCGAGCGCGCGAGAAACGGCGCGCGATGCGACGTTGAAGACGGCGATCGATTCAATCGAGGAGCTCAAGAAACGGACCCAGACCCCGGCGCAAGTCATTCGCGCATTGCCTTCCGTCCTGCCCCTCCCGGTTCCCATCACGATTTCCACGCCGGCGCCGGCGAAACCGGGCGAGCCTCCGATCGACCTGAGCTCGCTCCCGGCGACTCTTCCGGCCGCGGACATAAAACCCCTGTTCGACTTCGCGGCGAATTGCCAGGAATGCCAAAAGAAGCTCGAGGCGGCGGCCGCCGATCATGCGGACGATCAGACGAAGATGGGGGCATTGACGAAGGAACGAGACGAGTTGCGGACGGCCGCGAAGGGCGGAACCGTCTGGACGCGAATCAAGAAAAGGGCGAAGACGTTCGCGGTCGACGCGGCGATCGTGGGCGGTATCGCCGCGGTCGCTGTTCTAAAGAAATGAGGCGGTGGATATCCTGTCTAAATTGTCTAAAATTCCTCTGGACAGTCCTTCCTCGTGCTGCTACTCTCTGGGTCGTTCGGCTTGCGTCCTATAACAGATACGGCGATTACTTAACATAACCGTATATTGGTAATAAACGGCGCGGCCGGACCGAAAGGGAAAAGATGCCGGCCGGCAAACGAAGCAAGTCGTCCCTCTCCCGTCGCCTGCAAACGTTTCGGATCAAAAAGCGAAGCCTGACCTACAGGGGACTCGCCCTATTAATTGGGATCAGCGCGGAAACGGTCCGTCGCGCTGAGTTCGGCTTTCCACTCACCGCCCGTATCTCCGCCAAAATCGAAACTTTCCTGGCCGACGTGGAAGGGGCTCGCCGTGTTGCGTAGTTCCTCTTTGTTTTCCAAAAACCAGCGGGCCAGGGCCGCCTCGACGAGCGCGTCGATCATCTGTTCGATCGTCCCGCGCATTTCCTTTCTCAGGTTCGCGGCGAGGTTCAAGCGTGAGAGTTCATACGCGCCGATCGTTCCAGTCGACGAATTGAGCAAAAGGGTCCTTAGGGGAATGCCCATTGTTAGCCTCCGTGGAGGGGACTTCCATGATGAGAATCGCGTGCAGGTGAGAGAAATCCAATGGAACGAGGGACGGGAAAACGCGCGGGACTTTCGTAACGGTACACGTTAGGGGAGGGCTGGCGTGGCGAGGAAATCGGACGATGGGCGATGGGATTCCAAGTTCGCGCAATTCGTCCAGGCCTACGGCGTCGAGAAACTGGCGGCGCGCACGGGAGTGCGGCCGATGTCCGTGTATCACTGGATTTCGGGCAGGACCGGGCCGCGGAGGGAAACGGCGAAAATCATTGTAAAAATCGCCGGCCGCGGAAAGCTATCGATGGAGGAAATCTATCGGTGAAAGGGGAAAGCATGGAACAGGAAAAAGAACAAGTCAGTCTCTCGAATCTTTGCGGGGGCGCCGTCGAGGAGGTGTTCCAACGCGAATTCGGTGTCGTCCTATCGAACATCGCGGACGTCAACACGAACCCCGAACAGAAGCGGAAGATCACCCTCGAATTCACGATCGTGCCGTTTGAGGACCGCAGCGGCGGACAAGTGACGTTCGCTTGCAAGTCCAAAACGGCCGCGGTCCAGGAAGTCAAAGGGACGGTGTTTTTCCAGAGGACCGGGGCGACGTTCACGGCGTATGCCAACGATCCCCGACAGGCGCGCCTCTTCGATCCGAAGATGGCCGCGGCGAACGACAAAACGATGTAAACGGGCCCGGTTTCACAGTTTCACAAAATCTTGAAAGTGGAGGGCGAGGCGATGTTGAAAGAATTCGTCGATAGGATTCTGACGTTGGCGGTCCCCAATTTTCACACGGCCGGGGCGCTCGAGTATGCCGACAAAGAATTGAAGTTGATCTATCCGCCGATGCCGAAGGCGGTCGAATGCACTACGCTCCAGGGGCTCGTCGATCTCTATGACGGGCAACTGGACGACGCCAAAAAAACCGATCTGCTCGCGCACATCACGTCCCCTACGGGGGTTGAGTTGATTTCGCGGGAATCGGATGCCTTCGGGCGCCGGCGAACGTGGGCCGCGGCGGAGTATCCCGGTTGCAAGTCCTTTCCGTTCGGATCCTGGCTCGATCCGGAATCCTTCATCATCGCGGCGCAACAGCATTTCCAGAGGGTCAAGATCGAGAACGACGATGGCTCGATGATGAAGGATCTCGACTATGTCCTGCAAAACGCCTCCAAGATCACCTCGGACGCCGGCGTCGAGCACGCGGACGATGGAATCTCGCAACGCGTCGCGGTCCGATCGGGCGTGACGCTAAAGACGACCGACGTATTGCGGCCGATCGTGACCCTGGCGCCCTATCGCACGTTCGCGGAGATCGATCAGGTTCTCTCGACGTTCGTCTTCCGGGCGCGCGTGCAGCAAGGGACGGCGGTCGCGCTCGCCTTATTCGAGGGCGACGGCGGGCGTTGGCAGTTGGCGGCGATCGCGGCGATCGCGAAATGGCTCGCGGACAAATTGCCGGATGTGTCGGTGATCAGCTAATCCGCAAAAAAGAAGTGACATGAACAAGATCCCCGGCATATTCGAGCGTCCTCGCGGGAGCGGTGTCTATGGCGCGGAGTTTCGCGACGCCAGGGGCGACCGGCATCGCGAGCTCGCGGGCACGCATTCGGCGGCGCTCGATCTGTTGCGGAGGCGAAAGCACGAAGTCAAAACGGGCGAGTACCGCCCGCGGTGTTCCTGGACGTTTCAACGGCTCGCGCGGGAGGCGATGGCAGAGAAAAGCCTCCGCGCGCGGCCGGCGACAATCAAATCGAACGAGATCCGCCTCGCAAAGCTACTACCGATGATGGGTTATTCCCGCGTCGACCGGATCACCCCACAACGGATCGAGGAGCTCCTCGGAGCGTTGAAGCGGTCCGGGCTATCCCATTCCACGGTAAACCTCTATCGATCTCTGCTCTCGAGCATTTTCTCGCACGCGGTCAAGGTGAATCTGATCCCGGCGAACCCGATAAAGAAAGTGACGAAGTACCCCGAAAACGCCTCCCGGTTGCGCTACCTATCGAAGCAAGAGGAGGCAAAACTCCGATCGGAGTTCGTCCAGGATTCCCACGAGTGGGAGTTCGATCTGGCGCTCCATAGCGGGATGCGCCGCGGCGAGCAGTTTTTCTTGCGTTGGGCCGACGTCAACCTGGATATCGGGAAAGTTCGCGTCGACGGGAAAACGGGACCCCGAGTCGTCGTCGTGAATTCGGCGGCGCGCAAGGCGATCGAAAATCTCCGCACGATCTCAGGCGAGAAGGAATTCGTGTGTCCGGAGAACGACGGCAAGGCGGAGCGGGACTGGCGGCGTTGGTTTGAGATCGCGATCAAGAAGGCGGGGATCAAGAATTTTCACTATCACGATATCCGGCACACGTTCGCATCGCGGCTCGCGATGGCCGGCGAGAACCTCCGCGCGATCGCCGATCTCCTCGGACACAAGTCGACGAAGATGACGGAGCGGTATGCGCACCTTTCCCCGGATCACTTGACGGCGGCGGCGGAAAAAATGGTGGGGCCGAAATGATCGAGCTCGGGACGACCGGGGCGATCGCTATGATGCGCAGCCAACGCACACAGGGGCGCCAGGACGGGGCGATCGATGCGCGGGCGAAGGGGAAGGCACACGGTCAACGGTCTGTTGACGATCGTCAAGGAAATTTTGACTTGGAGAGCGGAGGGCGTGCGCGCGGTAAAAAGCGGTAAAGGGAAGGTGCGGCGCATGGCACGCGTAGGCACAAGTTGATTTTGGGTTTTTCGGGGGATTGCAACATGGCGGAACTAGGGACGTTAGCGACCCAAGGAAATGCCCCACGGTTGTATGAGAACCGTGGTTTTTCGCGCCGTGGGCCGGTAACGGGCGGTCGTCGTCCCTTGAAAACAAAGGCGAAAAACGGTCGCCAGGGCAAAAAGCTCGATCTCTCGCGTTCGGGCATCCTGGCCGGTTCTAGGGCACTCCGCGGGGGTATAGGCCGGTCGGGAGCACGTTTGCGGAGTAAACGGGTCCAGTAATCGAACGGGAGCGATCGCGCCGGCGAACGGCGAGAAAGCAGGGTCGAAATGGAAAACAAAGTCGGAATCTCCGCAGCGGATCGCGGGATGATCTGTCCCCTGTGCGGTCGATCGGCCGGCGAGCATGAGATCGCCGTGACGCCAACGGCAACCGGTCTCCAGTTGGCGGCGCTCTGTGCATTCGATGAAGCGGACGAGGCGGCGCCCGGGCGACCCACGGCGGCCGCGATTCACTACCTCGACGCGCGCACCTTCCGAAGTGGCGGTTATCTCCATGGAGAGAAGGCCGGTCTCCCATCGGCCGCGGATCTCGACGCGGATGCGGCTGAAAAGCAAGTGGGGGACGACACAAAATGATCCCCCCGGTCCAATTGAACGATCGGGTCAATGAAGTCCGATGGAGTTCGCGCTCGTGTGGAAATCCAGGATGCACGGATCCGGAGTGCGTGTGCGGTCTGTGTGCACAACCGATCGGGACGCCCGAGGAAGTCCTCGCACAGAACGGTCACGATCCGGAATGTTTTGGTTGCCCGATGTGCAACGATCAGGTCCCGATATGCCTATTTCGCGGCGTGGGAGCGGACGTGAGGGGCGCGGCGTTCCATGCGGTTTGTTTTGAGAAGTTGCTCGTCGTCGTGGAGCCTCGCAAATGATCCAGATGCTATGCGCGCACGCCGGCGAGCTCCCCCTCGCGGATGAATCCGTGCAATGCGTCGTCACGTCCCCGCCTTATTGGGGACTGAGGAACTATGCGGGGAATCAGGAGCTCGTCTGGGATGCGGCGCCCGAGTGCGTTCACGAGTGGATCGAACATCGGCCCGTCGGGGGAGGCAAACGGGGTGGGAAGACGCGATGGGCGCATGGAGGGCGAGGTCTCAGCGGACATGAATCCATTCTCACAAATAACTGCGGGAAATGCGGCGCCTGGCGTGGGGCCTTCGGTCTGGAGCCCAGTGTTTTGCTCTATGTCGATCACTCGATCCAGATCCTCCGCGAGTTGCGGCGTGTCCTCCGTTCCGACGGCGTGCTTTTCTGGAATGTTGGCGATAGTTACGCGAGCGGGAAAGGGACGTGCTTTAACCCCGGAGGCGGATTCAATTCTCTGGGCGGTCACGATCGCAAAAAAACCGGCGGCGCCTATCCCTTGAACCGCGGGAACGTGACGTCACTCCGGGCAGACGGGCTCAAACCGAAGGACCTATGTCTGATTCCGGCGCGTGTGGCGCTCGCGGCGCAAGCGGACGGCTGGCACCTCCGGAGCATGATTGTATGGTCAAAATCGAACCCCATGCCGGAAAGCACGGACGATCGCCCGACGACTTCCCACGAGTATGTGATCATGCTCACGAAATCCGCGCGCTATTTCTGGGATGCGAAAGCATCGCGCGAGCGCGGAACCTCGGGTCCATCCGATCTCCGCAAAATGCAGGAATCACTCCCCCGAATCGGCGGCAAAACGAAAGACTTGATCGCGCCTCTCGACAAGGCAAGCGCGGCGACGAACATCGGCCAGAAGCGGAGTGTCGGCGAGGCGGGATGGAGACGGATGCGAACCGTCTGGGAAATCGCGACGACACCCTATCGCGGCGCGCATTTCGCGACGTTTCCGCCGGAGCTCCCCACGCGTTGCATTTTGGCGGCGACTCGGATCGGCGACGTCGTCCTCGATCCTTTCGCGGGCACAGGGACGACCGGGCGCGTCGCGATCGCCTTGCGCCGGCGTGTGATCCTGTGCGATCTCGCCTATTCCCAGGCCTATAAAGATCTCGCGGAGGACCGGACGAGCGGCGTCCAGTTGGAGGCGTTCGCGTGAGCACAAAAATGTGGGTGGACGGTTTTCAGTGTGATGGGGAATGCGGCGCGGAGGTGCATATCTCGACGCGGAGTTCGTCCCGTCGGCTCACGCGCGAAACCCTGGAGTCTCTCGGATGGATCGTGATCTCCGCACAAGAAGCATATTGCCCGGAGTGTCATGCGACGGCCGAGAAGATCGCGGAAGTGACGGCCAAAAACAAGGAATCGATATCCCGTCGAAAGAAGATCGGCGGCCCAGGGGACGGCGGCGTTTCAAAGGTAGGGGGACGCCGTCGATCCTCGTGAACGAAGTCGCCCGGGAACGTTCGGAACCCCCGGTCGATATGGCGGGGGTCGCTGACTATGAAGGGCCGGCGATCTCCGCCATGCGAAAAAGATTCCGGCGCGGGATTCTCACACCCCCTCGCGGCGGATGGCCGGGGATCCGTGAACGAATGGGAAACGGTCCCGAGGTCCCCGGTGATTGTCAGTGAGGCGGCGCCATGCCGGAAAAAATCAGCGACGACTCCGAGTCGATCTTGAACGATTTCCTCGGAACCCTTTGCGCGGGATGCGGCGCGAAGAAACTCGCCCGGATGTCGCATTGTCGAAAATGTTACTGGACACTGCCGTTAGCGATGCGGAGCGCGCTATGGAAGCGGTTCGGGTCGGGTTACGAGGAGGCGTTCCGGGCGGCGACGAAGTTCCTTCTCGATGAGAGGAAAAAGAAAGATGATTCGCGACTTCCTTTCTAAGGATCTCCTGGCGGAACTGATCGCCAAACATCTAGGCGTCGTGAACGTTTCGCTCGTCTGGGAAGTGAAGGACGGGGTGTTTGAGGGCGCGACGATCATCGCGACGATCGAAACCGGTTCCATGCCGGCGGTCGAGGCCGACGCATTATCCGCGGCGGTCCAGGCGGCGGCGAAGGATCTCCCCGAAGGATGGGAGCTCGAGATCCAGATCGAAAAGGGCGCCGCGTGGGTCGCGGCGGGAAGACAGAACGGCGAACAGTATATCGATTTCGATCGCGGCGGAATGACGCTATCCGAACAGATCGCGAAGTGCGTCACGATCGCGAAGAGTGCAGGGAGGTGAACCGATGTTGACTCCGGAAGAACGGGAAAGCAGGGAGCTCGCGAATACGCAAAGCCTCAGAGAATCGATGCGGATAGCGGCGATCGCATTCGAGAAATTCGCGCATGCGTGCGACAAAGTCGCCAACGTGATCGAGAAGGGGTTCGCGCTCGTCGAGAAGAAACTCGATGAGCAAGATCGCCGGCGGAATCATTCGTGATGGCAAACATTATCCTCGAGCTCACGCAACAGATCGCACGCGTCCGGGCATTCTTGCCCAAGTACGATCCCCACATGCGCGGGCTCGCGGCGGCGACCGTTGTAGCGGCCGAACGTGCGCTCGCCATGAATTTTTACGAGAGTATGCGGGAGGCGATCGACGATCTAAAGGAACTCGGCGATCCCAACCCGGCGGAGGCAGAAAAATGAACGTCACACGCTATCCCCTTTGCTGGCCGGCGAATTGGAAACGGGAAACGAATCGAACGCGGGCGCAATTCGGAAAGGTCTCGACGCGGTTCGATGCCGAAAAGGGGAAACATTTGTACGCTGGCAAATCGCGCCTCTCGATCGAGGATTCCTTTGGGCGGATCGAGTACGAGCTCGAGCGGTTCGGCGTCGACGTCTCAACCGTGAACGTGTCCACAAATCTCCGCGTCAATATGCGCGGGATGCCAACAGGCAGGGACGGCGAACCGGGCGACCCGGGCGCCGCGGTGTACTGGACACTTCGCGGACTGTCTAAATGCATGGCGATCGATCGCTATGATCGCGTCGCCGATAACCTGGCCGCGATCGCGGCGACCCTCGATGCCTTGCGCGCGATCGAGCGGTTCGGCGGCGGATCGATCCTTGAACGTGCCTTCGTCGGGTTTGCGGAATTGCCGGCGCCGCGAAATGGCCGCGACTGGAGAAAGGTTCTCGGATTCTCCGCCGATCACACTCCATCGATTGCAGTGATCGAGACACAATTCCGCGGCATGGCGAAATTGCTTCATCCGGACAAAGAGACGGGCGACACGGAACGGATGATCGAGCTCAACGCGGCGCATGAGGCGGCGCTTGCGGAGTTGGGCGGATGAGCGGACAAATCATCACGGCCGGCGTCAGCGGCGCGATCGCGATCTCAGGGAAGTGTCGCGTGTGTGGCTGCACGGAATTGCATCCGTGTCTCGCACAGATCGCGCCAGGCCAGCCTCTCGTCGCCTGTTCCTGGATCGATTTCGATCACACGCTTTGCTCGAATTTCCGTTGTATCGCCAGGATCCCCCTCAATGAGCTCCTCGAAATGCCTCTTCTCAGGGATGCGGCATGAAGGGGGATATCTCATTTCCCTGGAAATTCGAGCGGGTGAAGTACTCCGATCTCTACCTAATGAGCCAAGTCACAGAGGCGCGCGTCCAGGCGGATATTCTGGAGCTCCTGAAATCTTATGACGTCGACGCGGTCGCGATCGACGCCGGCGGCCGACGTCAACGGGGACGCATGATCGCGGCGGCGAAAGCGGCGGGCGCGCCGATTCCAGGGAAGATCAAATTGGGCGCCGAAATCCCCGCGGGGTTCTCGGATCTCGAGGCGACCCTGGCGCCGATGGGTCGCGCGGTTTACATCGAAGTCAAGGCGCCGATGTGGATCGACGCTAATAGAAAAACTATTAAGTTTGAGGGGAAAGCATCGTCGGCGCAACTCGACTTCCTTCGCGATAAGGCAAAACGCGGCGCGCTCGTGATGATTGCCTGGAGTGCGGACGACGTCGATCGATATCTAGGCCCGGAGATTCGGCTCAACTGGAGATCGCTCCGATGACGCGATCGCGTTTTGTGCCGATTCATCCGGAACGCGTTGCTAAGTGGAAAGCGATCGGCGCGGCCGCGGCGTTGCACGATCTTCTGATCGATCGCCAAACGGATGCACAGGGCCGGGTCAATTACGGGCGACCGGTCGGATATGCCTGGATCCGCGCGGAGTGGGCGAAGCAAGGGGGCGAACCTCCCGCCTCGCGAACCCTAGAGAGATACATGCAACGGTTGAAACGGGCCGGCGTCGTCCATGTGTCGCGCGTCCCGTGGGGCGGCGGAATGAAGATCAGGATCATTGGATCAGCGAAATGGGCCAACGCGCCGGCGCCGGCAAAACAGATGAATCTCTTCGTCCCGGAACCGGTGTCGATAACGCGTGGAAAACCTTGTGGGAATCCTGGCGAAAAGTTGAGGGAATCCTGTGAACCGGAGATTCCCTATACCGCCAAAAGTGGCGGTGTAACAACCGCCAAAAGTGGCGGTCTAAAGAAGTTAAGAAAAGAGCAAGAGACCCCCAAGAGGCGCGGCGATCGACCGTCGCCGTCCGGTTCCCCTGTGGATAACGAAGCATTCGAGGAGCGCAGACGCATCCTCCGGGCACAGGCGGAGGAACTGAAAAGAAACTACCCAGAGCTCCTCTTAGGTGAAAGGCAAAACCGATGCCAGAAACGATGACGCGGATCAGTTTTCAGATCGAGGAACGCCAACAGGGACGGAAGACGGATCTCTGGCGAGTGTGGGATCTCCAGAAAGCTAGATATCTGGGCGAGATCGCATGGATCAAAAGCGGGCGCCGCTATGGGTTTCACCAGATGAGCGTCGCGACGATCGACTCGGATTGCCTTCGCGAGATCGCCACATTCTGCGAGCTCGAGACGCGACGTCATGTCGTCGGCCGGCGTGCATTCTCGGAATAGGAAAGAACGATGTTCCGGCGAATCGACAACGGAGATCAGGAACGTCGCTGGATCGAGGAAGCGCGCCTCGCTCGATTGAAGAACGTCAAAACGATCTCGGATGCGATCCACTACGCGGCCGACTTCGGGATTCGTGTTCACGATTTCAAAAAGGTGTTTGCACTCAGGAGGGAGTTATGGGCAGAGAAACCGGGATCGAGTGGACAGATTCAACCTGGAATCCGATCCGCGGATGCTCCAGGGTTAGCGAAGGATGCCGCAATTGTTACGCCGAAAGCGTCGCGGCGCGATTCAGCGGCGCCGGCGCGCCCTATGAAGGGCTCGCGAAATTTGTCGTCGTCGCGGACGGCGTCGAAGCGCGATGGACGAACGAAGTCCGACTCATCGAAAAACACCTCGAGGATCCGATCAGGTGGAAGAAACCGGCGCGTATATTTGTTAACTCGATGAGCGATCTCTTTCACCCTGGCGTGAAAGACGAATGGCTCGGGCGCATTTTCGACGTGATGGCGCGGGCGCCGCAACACATCTATCAAATCCTCACGAAGCGGCCGGAAAGAATGCTGGACGTGCTCTATGCGGCCGGCGATTCCGAGGTCGCGACGTCGTTCACTCAGACTTACTCGCAACCCTGGCCCCCGCCTAATTGGTGGTTTGGCGTGAGTGTCGAGAATCAGGAAACGGCAAACGCGCGGATCCCTATCCTGGCGAAGTGTCCCGCGGCCGTGCGATTCGTCAGTTACGAACCGGCGATCGGTCCTCTCGATCTAGCGATCGCGGCGGGCGATCCCGTTTCGATGGCCGCGATCGATTGGTTTATCTGTGGCGGCGAAAGCGGATCGCGAGCTCGTCCCATGCATCCGCAATGGGCTCGCGCGGTCCGCGATCTATGCGTCGATCTCGGAATCCCATTCTTTTTCAAACAGTGGGGCGAGTGGGTCGATCCGTCTCAAAATCTCTGTGCATTGCACACGGCCGGCGTCCATGAATACGTCTCCGACGAAAAGACGTTGCTCGTCCGCGTCGGAAAAAAGGTCGCAGGCTCGAAACTCGACGGCGTCGAGTGGAAGGAATTCCCTCAAACGGAGGTGAAAGCATGAAGATTTCGGTCACGATCGATTCCGAGGCGGTCGTTCAACTCGCCGGCGCCGTCCTTCGGCAATTGCCCTATGCAGCAAACAACGCGATCACGCGCACGGCGAAGGAAGCGGTCGAGGCGGGTCAGAGAGAAGCGGCCGCGGATCTAACCTTGCGGAAACGGTTCATCCTCAACCGAATCCGCATTTTGCAGTATTCCAAAGTGAACAATTTGACGGCGATCATCGGCGTCGATCAGAACGTCCAGGGGACGCCTCTGATTCTTGGATTTCTGGAGGAGGGCGGAACAAAAGAACCGTCTCGCGGATCGGAGCTCGCGATTCCGTTGACCGGCGAGGCGCCGCGGCCGACTTTTCCGCAAACCGTGAAAACGTCTCTCCAATACACGAATCTGCAATTCCAGGACCGGCGCGGGCGCCAACGCACGTTCATCATCCCCGGCGTCGGCATTTTTCAACGCGTCGATTCCTACGCCGGCCGCGTTCTCCGGAAATTCGGAGCGAAGGGCGGCGGTCTCGATAACACAGTTCTGATCTACTCGTTCGCGCCGTCGGCAAAACTGCCGGCGCATCTGAAATTGCGCGAGGCGATGATGCAGGTTATCGGCGACCGTTTCTCGCCGATCTTTACGGAGGAGTTTGCGAAGGAAATCCTCAAACGGGCGGCGCGATCGTGATCTCTCCAATCCAAACCCGGCCGGGAACCGAAGAGAAGTCGCCGATCTTCTTTCTCGTGATTTTTCGCGAACCCCAGATGGGCGTCCAGCAAAGACTCTTTGCATCGGTCGCGAACCTCATGCGCTTTATGGAGAACGAAGATATCGACACAATGCTGGATCGGGGATCCGGGCCGTTCGATGTGTTCTATATCGATATCGCGGCGCTTGAGATCGCGCCTTATGATCTGGCGCCATTGCGGGCGCTGATGAAGTCTCCCGGGGGCAGAGGCAAGGCCAAGCGATGAGGTGTATGTACTTGTATATACAAGCGCCACACACGAGCTCTAGGCATGGCCATATATGGCCACATCCCGCGGGGGCGTGCGCGGAGGGTGGCTTAAAGGCTTTGCTTCGCGAGGGTCCTCCCGGAGGGGTGGCCGCCCGCGGGTGACGGCGAGTGCGAGAGGAGACCACCGATCAATTTTTTAGAATGGGTTTGAGTTTACTTCTGGGATTCGCGTGCGGAAGAAAAAAAAGAGCGGGAAAAAACCGGGATCGGTGAATGCGGCGTTCCTCGCGAATCTTTTCAGTCTGACGGAGAGTCGGATTCACCAGTTGGTGAAGCAAGGTCTCCCGAAAGAGTTGCGCGGGAAATACGATCTCCTAAAGTGCGTGCGTTGGTATGTGCGATTTCTTCAAACTGCGCTCGAGAAGAAAGCGATCCCCACGGGCGACGGAGGATTCGCCGGGGAACACGCGGAACGAATTCGCCTTCTCCGTGCCGACGCGGATCTGAGAGAAATGGAATTGGCGAAAGAGCGCGGAATCCTGGTGACGGTCGCGGACGTGGAGTCGGCGTTGACGGATCTCGTTCTCACGACGAAGGCGCGGATCATGGCGATCCCTCCGCGGATGGCCGCGGAGCTCGTCGGGGAATCCTCGCGCGTGATGATTCAGGCGAAGCTCGAGCGTGCGTGCAAAGAGTCACTCGCGTATCTCGCGAAAGCGGTGAAGGATGCCGGAGACCCAGAGTCACCAAAGCGCGAAGGCTAATCTCGCCGTCGTCCTGGCGCGGGTTTACGGTCTGTATGATCCGCCTCCGGATATCACGATCTCCGAATGGGCGATCCGGAATCGCATTCTCCCGAAGGGCACGACGTCGCGGCCGGGCCCGTTCAAGCCCGAACAATTCCAGATCGAAATGATGAACGTCGTCCTCGATCCCCTCGTTCACGAGATCGTCGTCCAGAAGAGTACGCAAGTCGGCTATAGCGACGCGGTCCTAAACAACGTGTGCGGATATTTCATCGATGTCGATCCGAAACCGATCATGTTCGTCCAACCGACGATCGACAACGCGAAGGACTACGGAAAAAAGCGGCTCAAACCCATGATCGACGCGTGTCCCGCATTGAACGCGAAGATCCGGCCAGCGTCGACACGGCGGGCCAGCAACACGTTAGCCTTGAAGGAGTTCCCCGGCGGGTTCCTGAAATTGACGGGCGCAAACTCGGGCGCCGGTTTGCGCAGCGATCCGGTCCCGATCGTTCTCTTCGATGAGGTCGACGGTTATCCCCTGGACATAGACGGCGAGGGCGATCCTCTTGCGATCGGGACGCGGCGGACGGATGGATTCGCCGATTGGAAAATTATCAAGGGATCGACGCCGGCGAAACCGAAAGGGATCTCACCGATCGAGCGCGCGTTCCTCCGGTCGGACATGCGGCGCTTTTACGTTCCTTGTCCCTTTTGCCGATTAAAGCAAGTCCTCTGGTGGAGGGATCCCGTCTCGAAAATATACCGCCTCTTCTACTCGTCCAACGCGGACGGACAGGTCGACCCCTCGAGCGTCGCGTTCCTCTGTGCCGGCTGCCAGGGGAAGATCCCCGAACGCTACAAACAACAGATGATCAACGGCGGGGAGTGGATCGCCGAATTTCCGGACCGGCCGATCGTGGGGTTCCATATCAACGCGCTCTATTCCCCTTGGCGCGAAAATTGGGGGGCGCTCGCGCAAGAGTGGCACGAAGCGAACAAAGAACAGAACCCCGAAAAATTGAAAGCCTTTATCAACCTCCGCCTTGGCGAGACGTGGGAAGAACAGGGCGACGCGGTCGAGGCGGTCGCCTTGAAGGAACGCCTCAAACCATACGCGGCGGAAGTCCCCGACGGCGTCGGACTCCTCACGGCGTCGGTCGACGTCCAGGGCGATCGCCTGGAGTGCGTCGTCAAAGGATGGGGCGAAAAAGAGGAATCCTGGCTGATCGCCTACCAACAGTTTTTCGGGGACCCCGGGCAAGAGGAAGTCTGGAACGAGCTCGACAAATTTCTTCTCGGAACGTGGGATCACGTCTCCGGCCAGAAGGTACGGATCACTTGCACCATGATCGACTCCGGCGGTCTCCACACGGACGAGGTATATCGATTCTGCAAAGCACGCCAACAGCGGCGCATTTTTTGCCTCAAGGGATCGAGCGAAGCGGGGAAAGAGATTCTCGGGAAATTCTCGACGAACAATCAATACAGGGTGAAACTCTGGATCATCGGGACGGACACGGCGAAGGATCGCATTTTCGCGCGGCTCAAGATACCGGCGCCCGGGCCTGGATTCATGCACATCCCCGACTTCATCGAGGATGAATACCTCGCACAGTTGACGGCGGAGAAGGCGGTGCGTCGATATCGGCGCGGGAAGGGCACGGTCCGCGAATACGTGAAGACGCGCGCCAGGAATGAGGCGCTCGATCTGGAGGTCTATGCGCTCGCGGCGCTCTATGTCCTCGGACAGGCGACGATCCGCAAACTTGGAGAGTATGCAGCGGCGTTGCGGCTGCCTCCAGGGAATCCTCCAGGAGGATCCACAGGGGGAACGGGAGGAGCGGGGGGCATTCGAGGGCGGCCAGGAGGGGGTTCGTCGTGGGTCCAGGGTTGGTGATTCAGGCTTTCTTTTTCGTGGAGATGCCGCCGTTCGCCAGATATAACGTGATCGCCTCGCGGATCAGGAATCCAAACGAGCGTTCCTTTTCTTGCTTTAGGCGCTCCAGGGCTTTCCTCTGATTCGGAGTGATGAGGATATTCACGGCGATGGACGGGTTCTCGGATTTTGCTTTGGACATGCCCTATCTATAGACCTTTAAGTGCCTTTAAGTCAACAGGAAAGCGAATTGGGAACTAGCAGTACTAAAGGACTATGGACAGCACCTAAAGACGGCGAGAGACTGTCTTTAGGAGGCGGTCCCCATGACAAGGCTAGAACACATGATCAGAGTCTCCGGGGCGCAGTGGGTCGGGATACAGGAAACGGACGGCGTTTCTCTTGTCCTCTTTCGCGATCCTGTGAGCGGAACGGGTTGTGCATTGAAGCAAGATGCGGTCACGCCGGAGGCGATCGACCGGAAACTCAAAGAGGCGCGCGAAAGGTTCGGGATAAGGCCATGACGAACCGGATCAGAATTCTCGCGCTCGCACTCGCGGCGTTGACGGCTTTCGCGGCGCCGGCCGACTCGACGGCCAATCTTGAAACCGCGGACTTGCTCCGTATGCGCGGAATCCTCCGCGAATCGATCGCCGAAATGAATCACCGCGGGCGTGTCCCGATCGACGGTGTCGTCGGCGGAATGATAAATAACGCTTGGCAGACGGTCTCTCATCCGGCGGATCCCTCGCGGCTCGGTTGCGGTTGGCAATCAAATTTCCTCCTATCCAAACTCCAAGCGATCCCCGGTTGGACGTTTGAGTTGCGATATGAGTTCGGATTTTCGTCCCCCATCTTTCTCCCGCATCAATGGATCACGGCTCACGGTCCCCGCGGGCGATCCGTGGGAAGGAATCACGGAGGCGAGACAATGACGAACGAACCTCTCGATCAGATCGTCGGGATGATCTTCTTTGTGTGTTCGTTCTGTTTTCTCGTTTACTTCGCGCGCGCCGCATGGCGTTCCTTCCGATCCCCCGAATTCCATCGGGATATCGAAAAACTTCGCGAGAATCGCCGTCGCCGGCGCGACGCGAGAAGGCGGTCGCGATGAGCTCCTCGTTCAAACACACGATCGTGCGTCTCACCCCAGAGGGGGAAGACTATGCGAACAAGGTCCGCGGCAGCGATCCTGGACAGGTTCCGGCATGGCAGGCGCAATGCTCCGGGAGCACGCGAGATCGTTTTTGCGGGGAGCGGATCCGTTGGCTCTGTGGCTGGCAATACGTCACAGACGCCGCGGGGAGAGTCTCGACAGCGGGAAGAAAGTATTGCGACGCGCACGCCCTAAAGTTTTGCAAATCGCATCGTCTCGCGATCCCCGACGAGCTACGCGCGCCGGCGGAACAGGAGAGGCCATGAGAAAAATCAGACTTGGGCCTGTTGCTGGCATGTATCACAGGGAACTGCAGGAAGCGAAAGAAACGATCCGGGAGCTCCAATTCAAAATCGAAGCCTATGGAGTGCTCGCGGAATTCGCGATCGCTAATCTCCCTCCAGAGGCGAGGACGATGTTCGGCAATGGTCTCTTCCGACTTGCGGCGGGACACACACGAGGAGAACACCCTTTGCAGTGGTCTTTTCAGGATAGGACGGTCAAAAAACTATGAAATCCTTCGCGGTCGAGGCGTATTTCCCGGAAATCAAGCCGGCGCATTGCGCGTATCAGTCCGTAGTCGTCAGGGTGAGCGGAATGAGCGTTGCGGCGCGCGTCGCGATCGAGGAGATTCGGCGTCGCCCGGAAATGCGCGGAAAGCACGTCACGGTCGCCAAGTTGACGATCTCCGAGGTCCGCGGTGTTGCTTCCCCGGAACAGTAGTACCAAAGTAATCTCGCGGTCCGGAGCGGTCGCTATAAAATTGAATCAGGAGGATGCTATGAGACGAATTCTATCCGCCCTCGGGTTGATCGGACTTCTCGCCGCCGGCGCATTCGCGCAAACGAAGACGGCCGACTCGACCGTATTCGGCCTTCACCTCGGAGAAAGACTATCTCTCCCCGAATGCGTGCACTTGAAAAAGAGCACGCTCTATCTGGAAAATGACGGGGTCGTCTGTTTCGAGAGGTCGATCGCCGCGTGGGAAAAAAGCAAATGGAGCTCCCCGGTGTTCGATGAGACGGTGACGATCCTCTTTCCCTTCGGGCGGAAGCCGGCGCTCGCCTCCAAGTATAAAATCGTCGGGCAGGTGGTGGAGGGAAATCTGGAGTCGATCGGATTCAACACCTCGGGGATTACGGCTCAGGAAGAAGTCCTCGAGGGATTGCGCGCAAAGTACGGCGATCCGACGAAGACGGTCAACGAAACAAAAGAGAATGCGGTCGGCGCGCGATTCGATTCTCAGGTCGCGGTCTGGGAGTTCGATAATCTGACGGTGATTTTTCAGGGAACTACGGATCGGATCGACAGCGGACTCGTGAACATTGACACGAGGAAGGGCGCCAAGTTCCGGGCTCGACTGCTAGGCAATTCTCAAACCGGTCCGAAACTTTAGAGGCTCCGGTTCCCCTTGCGCCACATGGTAAAATGGGTCATTCCACCATTGCGCAAACCGCTTACACGGCGCCCCGGTCCCCCGACTCTTGGCGCCGTCCTCTTGTCACATCACGCAATATAGGCATTCTATAGTACTGGAACGCACGGTCCTGCCCGTATCTTCGGGACAGTGGCACCGATCATTCCAGGGACGGTCCCCAAAAACTTCCCCGCGGGAACGACTGTCAAGTTCTCGCGGACGTTGGGCGATTATCTTCCCTCGGACGGTTGGGCCTATACGATCTATCTGAACGGTCTCACCCAAAAATTCAACAAGGCCGCGAGCGTCGACGACGAAGGCGTGTTCCAAATCGTGTTCGATCCCACGGACACGGCGAGTCTTATCCCCGGTCCCTATCGATATGCGGAACGCCTCACCAATGCGACAACCGGCGAGACTTACGATCTCCACGGCGACGAGCTCGTGATCGTGATCGAACCGAACGTCGCATCGGCGGCCGCGGGAGTCTTCAACACATGGGAAGAAAGAACCCTGGCGATCGTCGAGGCGGCGATCTCCGGCCGGCTGACTGCGGATCTCCAGGCCTACCAGATCGCGGGAAGATCCGTCTCCAAGATACCGATCCAGGAATTGCGCACGATCCGCGGGGAGTTACGCGCCGCGATGTGGCGTCAGAACAACCCGGGGAAATTGGGCGTCCCCTTTAGGGTCGGATTCCCGCCAGAGCAAGAGAACGAGGCACTCCCGCCGACATGGGTCGACGTCACGGGGCTCGACCGATGAAGACTCCCGCCTGGATCCGCAAGATCGCGAATTTCTTCACGGGCCGGCGATCGCTGACAGTTTTCAAGGGAGCGATGGGCGGGCGCTTTACGGAGGACTGGTTTGCCTCGATCCTTTCCGCCGATCAGGAAATCAAGGGCAACATGCGGATCCTTCGCGCGCGATCGCGCGAAATGTCCCGCAACAATCCCGTCGCCAAAGCCTTTCTCAAAATCCTCCTCGGCAACGTCCTCGGAGAACGCGGGATCGGCTATCAGGCGCAAGTCCGGAACAGCGATGGAAAATTGAACGCGGGATTCAACACGAAGATTGAGGAGGCCTGGGCCGATTGGGGGAAAAAAGGGAATTGCACGGTTGACGGAAAACTCTCCCTCCGGGCGGTCGAGAATCTGATCCTCAAAAGTATCGCCGTCGACGGCGAGGTCCTCGTTCGCCAGGTCCGCGGATTCCCTAACAAACATCGTTTCGCGATTCAGTTGATCGATGCGGATCAACTCGATCACTTATTCTCGCGCGCCTCCTCGAAAACGGAGAACGAGATCCGCATGGGCGTCGAGGTCGACGTTTGGGGACGTCCGATCGCCTACCACATAAACGAAAAGCATCCTTCCGATCTGGGCGGATCGCTCATGCGCACGCGCATCCCCGCCGATCAAATCCTCCATTTGTATGATCCGGATCGCGTGAATCAAACCCGCGGAGTGACGTGGTTTCATCCGTGCATGCTGGAATTGCGCATGCTAGGCGGATACGTCGAGGCGGAGCTCATCGCGGCGCGCACGGGCGCGGCGAAGATGGGTTTCCTCGTCACGACGGATGCCTCCTCGTATGTCGAACCGAATCCGGACGCGAAGTACAAGATTGACGCGCAACCCGGCGTGATCGAGCAACTCCCTCCAGGGCTGGATTTCAAAACGTGGAATCCGGATCACCCGGCGACGGCGTTTCCGATGTTCGTCAAAGCGATGTTGCGTTTTGTGGCGTCTTCTCTGGGCGTTTCCTATAACGCGCTCGCCGCGGACCTGGAGGGCGTGAATTACTCTTCCATGCGGTCGGGGATGCTGATCGAGCGCGATCAGTGGAAAATGCTGCAATCGATGCTCAAGGAAGATCTCATGGCGCCGATATTCGAGTCCTGGATCTCCCTCGCACTCCTGGCCGGCGTCCTCGTTCTCGATTCCCGCGATCCTTCCCGGTTCCTGGCCGGCAAGTGGGAGGCGCGCGGTTGGATGTGGGTCGATCCGTTGAAGGACGTCCAGAGCGCGATCCTAGGGATCGGCGCGGGTCTGACGTCGCGCGACGCCGTGATCGCGGAGCAAGGCGGCGACGTGACGGAGGTGTTTGAGCAGTTGAAGGAAGAGAAGGATCTCGCCGACGAATACGATCTCGATCTGGCGATTACGGCGAAGGCGCCGGTCGTCAACAAGGGTCCGAAGGAAACGGTCGAACCCGAAGACGAGGAAGGCGCCGGCGAGGAAGAGGGCGGAAAGAAATCCGCGGCCGCGGGCGCCGGCCGGTTGATCGAATTGGGGAGGGCAAAATGACGGTCCAGTTACAGGAACGCAAACCGATCGGTGATTCACTCCCGATGCTTTTCAGGGATTTCACGATCCTCGAAATGGTGAAGATCGCGAAACGCGAGAAAAAAATTCTCACGCCCGACGACGTGATCGCGCGGGCGGCGCGCCTCGAGCGCGTGAAAGTCGCCAGGGCCGCGGGGAAAGAACCCGATGCGGCCGACGTCGCCGATGACGATGACGAAGAGGGCGAAAACTCTCAGGATACGGGGAATCAGTCCGAAGAGTCGCAAGGCAAGCGTGACGAGGATCGATTCAACATCGCGATCTCGTCCGAGTTTCCAGTCGAGCGTTGGTTTGGGACGGAGATTCTCGATCACTCCGCCGAAGCGGTCGATCTCTCGCGCGCCAAGTTGGGAATGAGTTTCCTCGATTCCCACGATTACAAAGCGATTGTCGGGATCGTCGAGAAACCCAAGATCGGCGACGACAAAGTGTTGCGGGGCGTTTTGCGCTTTTCGCGCAGCGCGCCGGCGCAACAGATCAAAACCGATATTCAGGACGGGATCCGGCGTTTCATTTCCGTCGGATATCAGGTCCGCGAGTACGTCCTGGAGAAATCCTCGAAAGAGGAGGGCGACACCTACCGGGCGACGCGATGGGCGCCGATGGAGGCGAGCTCAGTAGGAGTACCGGCGGATCCGACGGTTGGACACGATCGCGCGGCCGACGGCGAAAAGCGTTTTCCAGTTTTAGTGCGGAGCAACAAACCGGCTTCCGGGCCGAATTCTAAGGAGGAACACATGGAACCGACGGCAGAGCAATTGAAAGAATCCCGGTCCGCGTCGGCCGAAATCATTCGGCTTGGCAAGGTTCACGGGATCGATCAGGAAAAAGTCGCGGTAGCGGTCGCCGATGGGCAATCGGTCGACGCGTTCTCGCGCACGGTCCTGAAAGAAGTTGAAGCCCGCGGCGCCGGCACTCTCCCGCAACCCGCGGCAGAGAACGCGGATCGCCTCGAGCTCACGGACAAGGAACAGAGGAACTACAACCTCGCCCGCGGGATCATGGCCGCGGTCACGAACATCGAACGCGCCTCCGGCGGAACGGCCGGCAAGCGCGAGAATACCTTCGAGATGGAGATCTCCGATCAGATCGAGAAGACGTGGAAGGCCGAACGTCACGGCGGTCTGTTCGTTCCCTGGAGTCTCCGTCATGCCTGGACCCCGGAGCTCCAAAAGCGATTCGGATCGATTCTCTCCAAGCGGCTCGGCGGCGGCGCGGGAACGGCTCTTGCGGCCGGAACCTCGACCGGGGGCGCGGAGCTCGTCTTCACGGAACCGGGCGAGTTCATCCAATACCTTTACAACCGGATGCGCGTGAAGGAATTGGGCGCTCGCACGATCGCCGGTCTCCGCGACAACGTTTCTTTCCCCAAGCAAACCGGGAAGGCAACCGGCTCGTGGGTGGGTGAGAACCCCGGCGTCGACGTCACGGATTCCGCGTTGACGTTGGGCGCGATCCCGAGTTCTCCGAAAACGTACCAGTCCTCCTCGAGCTATTCGCGTCAATTGCTTGCGCAAGCGGTGATCGACGTCGATACGCTCGTTCGTGAGGATCTGAGTCGCGACATGGCGCTGGCCGTCGATTCCGTCGCGATCGTGGGCGGCGGATCGAATCAACCGACCGGCATCGTCCCGACGTCGGGCGTGCAAAGTTATGCCGTGATCGCGGACGCCGGCAACGGCGGAGTCCTCTCGTGGGACGATATCGTGATCATGTCCGAGAAGCTCGAGGATGCGAACGCCGATCAATTGGGCGATGGGGGATGGCTCACAACGCCCGGGATCAAGTCGAGCCTCAAACGGACGGCGCGGTTGGGGAACGTGATCGGTCTCCCGATCTGGGCCGACGACAATACGGTCGACGGTTTCACGGCGCGCTCCTCGAATCAGGTCGCGAAGACGAACACGAAGGGCGGGAGCGGGGCAACGTTGCACACTCTCATCCGCGGCGTTTTCGAGACCATGATCATCGCGATGTGGGGCAGCGGATTCGAGCTCGTCGTCGATCCGTATCGCCTCAAAAAGCAGGGGATGATCGAGTTGACCACGTTCATGTTGACGGACGTCGTCTTGAAGTACCCCTTGGCGTTCGTCGTCGCGAAATACGTCGCCACAACCTAATCCGCCGGCGATTCAACCCTTTCCCGCGTTGCGCACGCGGCATCTGAAAAGCGGTCTACCCGGGCGGAAGTCACCTCCGCCCGGGCGGTCTGCGGAAAGAGGAAGCGATGGAGGGACAGGAAAAACCCGCGGCGGGGATGCGACGTCTCGTCCTCACGCGTTCGATAGTTTTGGGGGGAGATCATGCGGAGGCAGGATCGACGCATGACGTTTCCCGGGCCTTGGCACATCGTCTGATCGGCGAAGGATCCGCGGTTCTCCATGAAAGTGAAGAAGCGGAACCCGGGCCGACGACGGTCACGCGTATGGAAACGCCGACGAATGCGGATCCCAAACCGCGGCAAGTCGCGCCGGCGCCTCCGAAAGTGAAACCCGGCAAGGGCAAGTAAATGCCGACGCCGTCCAGCGCGCCTCCATTTCGTGATGCCGATATCCCGTCTCTGTTCGCAGACTTCGGGATCGCGATCACGATCGGAGGCGTCGGCGGTCTGGGCATTCCGGATGATGCCGATCAGGTCCAGGTTTCCGATGGGAATCAGGGCCAGGTCGTCGCCTTGATCACGACGATCACGGTCCAGACTTCGGCATTTCCGCAGATGAAGATCGGGGACACAGTTGTGATCGGGGCGAAGAGTTTCACGGTTCGCGAGCGGTTGCGGGAAAACGACGGCGGTCTGACGAAAATTCTTCTCGGGGTATAGTGATCGAAAATTCTTAGGAGGCGGAACGATGAGTAAGACAGCAACTCTCGGGCTCGTGAAGCCCACGCACGGCGAAAACGTAGTGGAGGGACTTACCGCAGGCGTGCCGAACGAAGCGGCGAACCTCGACGCGATCGATGCGGCGATTGCGGCATTGAACGGAACGGGACAAGGCGTATTCGTCGTGACGGCGCCGACGGCGACTCAGATCCTCGCGAAGACTCTTCTCAACGCGTCGCAAGGCACGTTCCGAATGATCGACGCGGAACTGACTCTCGGATATCAGGGTTCGACGACCCTTTCGGCGAGCGTCGCGTCCCTTCGTGGAAATACCACGATCGCGGCGGGAACGACGATTGCCGGCGAGTCCTATGTCTACGGGACGCAAGGAAAGTTGACGGTCCAGGGGACCCACTCGGGGACGGCCGAAGTTTCCGCCGGCCTCGTGGGTCAACTCGATCTCTCGACGGCGGTCGCGGCAACGGCGCCGATCGCGGCGGTCTGGGCCGATTGCGGACAGAGCATGTCCGCGGCGCTCGTCGCGTCCGCGGCGAATATCGACGCCGTCGTCGTGTACAACACGACGGCTGCGAAGATCAATGCGGCGTTGCGGATCGACACGAACAGCACCTATCTCCTGGATCTCTCGGACGAGGGCGGGGGACACGGGGCAGGGAACTGGATCATCGCGACGGCGAAGAGTTCCGGATGGGACAAGAGTCTCAAGATCAAAGTCAACGGAACGCCGTACTATATCCCGTGCAACTCGGCCGCGAGCTAGGGCTGAGTCGGTGCGGAGGAAAAAATGAAGGCAGTTCAACAGATGACGCCGGCGATCGCGACGATCGCACGGCCGCTAAACATCGCGGAACGCATCCATCTGATCGCGATTCTCCCCCAAGAGGGAGACGTCACGACACTACGGATCGTCCGCGAATTGCGCGAAACCTTGAGCCTCTCCGAAGAGGAGCATGCGGAATTCGGGGTCACGACGGAGGAGCATGACGGGCAGATCACCTATAGATGGGGAAATGTCGCGGCGGCGATGACGCCTCGAGAAATGAAGTTCCGTCCGAAAGCCTTTGCGATCGTCGCGGACACTTTCAAACGGCTCGATCGCGAGAAGCGCATGCGCGCGGAATTGCTCCCTCTCTATGAGGCATTCGTGGAGGAACCGGAAAAGTGACCACGCCTCCCACACCCCCGGCTTCCATCCGCGAACAGATCATTCTCGCGGTTATCGCGGCATTGGGGGCGGCGACGGCGGCAACAGGCGCCGGTCTCGTTTCTCCGCCGACAGGTTTGACGATTCATCGCGAGCGCACGCGCCCGGTCGAAATCGATTCTCTTCCCGCGATTCTCATCTATGCCGACGATGACGTTCCCAAACCCCTCGCCGGCCAGGTATACGCGGCGCCCCTCGAGGAATCCGAGTTGAGTCTCTCGATTGAGGGACGCGCTCAGGGCTCCGGCAGCATCCCTCCGGATGCGGCACTCGATCCGATCATGGTCTGGGCGGCGTTGGCAATTTTCGCGGACGAACGTTTCGGCGGTCTCGCGAGCGGTGTCCAAAAAGGGCGAACGGTTTGGAATTCCCGCGAGGGAGACGTCCCGATCGCATCGGCGAAGTGGAGCATCACGGTCAAATTCCGGACGAGTCGACTCGATCCGACTTCAAAGTCTTAGGAGGCGAAGGATATGCCAGGACTCAAGTACCCCATTCCCCACATTCCGATGCTCGGAAAGGGATCGATCCTACTCGATATTTTCGACGCGGCCGGTCTCCCAACGGGCCTTCGGCATCTGGGCAATTGCACGAAATTCGAGCTCGATCTCAAAGACGATATCGCGGAGCTCTACCAGTCACTCAACAAAAGCGTGACTCTTATCGCGACGGCGCTGAAAAAGCGGCAACCGAAGATCGCCATCACGGGGACGGATTTCTCCTCGGATCACATGGCGATCGTACAAATGTCGAGCGGGAAAACGACGGTCGCGACGACCGCGGCAACGATCACGGGCGAGACATTGATCTCGGCAACCGTGACGGGCGCGAAGGGGCGTTTTTTCCAGACGGCGAAACGTAATATCGACATGGCGACGGCGAACGTGCCCGTCCTCACACAAACGCAAGCCGGCTCCCCGGTCACGCTCGCAACGCCGGGGGACTACGTCGTCGCGGATCCCGTCGGTGGGATGATCTATATCCCCGCGGGGAGCTCGATCATCGATTCCGCGGCCGTCTCGATCACCTATCACACGGTCGTGGGATCGAACGATCACGTCGCCGGCGCGACCGTTCCCTTCCAACAGGGCCACATCGTTTTCGATCCGGATCCGGTCGACGGCCAGAAGATCGGCGTCGATATCTGGCGCGTCAACCTCAACCCGAACGGGAACGTCGGTCTCATCGCGGATGACTACGGGAACTGGACCCTCGACGGGAACATCCTCGACGATACCGCCAATCACCCGACGGCGCCGTTCTACGATTACACGTTCTTCTAAGAACGGCGACCCAACGGGAAGCAGGTTCTTGGGAGGTCGCGGGGGGCTCGTGCGGATAGCGAGCTCCCCCTTCTCTGTTGAAGTTAGCGGGCGGAAACCCCGTCCCGGAGGCAAAAATGCTCGAATCGATCACCCTCGACGGCCGGAAATTCTCCGGCGTCTCGCAATCCATTTCCTCAAATCAGAACGATTACATCCAGGCGCATGTGCGTCGCGCCGGCGCCGTCGAGATCCTCAACAGTCTCGACGGGGTCGAACGCACTCCGGAGAAGCGTGCGGAGGATCTTCTGACGGCGATTCTTTTGAGGCATGAGAAAGCGAGCATTCTCGCCGGGTGTCTCACGGAAGAGGGGAAAGCCTGGACACGCGAGGAGGCGGATCGCAACGCCGAACGGTTCGACGCGATCACGGACCCCGAAGAGATTCGCGCTATGACGTCGCGGATCGTGGAGTTCGTGATCGGTTTTTTTCGGTTAGGGGGACGATCCTCGGAGAATTCCCGGAGATCTTCGAGCCAGAGCGGAACGGGCCCCCATACAAAGAGCGCGGCGCGATCGACTTCGGCGACTTCGCGCCGTTGATCCGCGAGGTCGCGGGCGGCGAGCTCGAGCGGGCGATTCGGATCCGCGATTGGCCGATGCGCGATCTCTTTCTCGGATATATCGAAGTCCTAAAAAGAGATGCACGGCGGACGTATGAGATCGATCTTCTAGTGTGGAGCGCGCTCGCGCCCCACCAGAGGCGCAAAACGGATCCCCCGAGGGTTCCGAGAATTCTGAGGAGTTGAACCGGTGGGAAGTCCTCCAGAGATCAAAGTCAAATTAACTGCGGAGGATACCGGTGTCTCCGCGGCGATCCGCGAACTGTCCTCGCAATTGAAGAACCTCAAAAAACAGGAGGACGAGACGGCGACGTCCGGTCTCTCCCTCAGCAAGGCATTCTCCGGGATCGCGGCCGCGGCCGCGACGATCGGGCTTGCGCGGATAGGGAAAGAGGCATTCGATTCCGCGGTGAACATCGGGAAAATGTCCGACAAGACGGGCATATCGACGCAGACTCTCAGCGTATTCCATAAAGTCGCCGGCGACGTCGGCGTTCAGACGGAGGCGGTCGATCGCGGTCTGACGCGCGCCGCAAAATCGATTACAGAGTTTGAAATGGGCACGGGGAAAGCGGGCAAAGCGTTCGCGATCCTCGGCTTGACGCAGAAAGATTTCGCGGGCCTAAAGACGGACGAAAAAATAAAACTCGTCACGCAGCGAATCGGAGAAATGCAAGCGGGATTCCGGAAGGCGACGGCGACGCAACTGATCTTCTCCAAGGGCGGCGCCGAAATGATCCCGGTGATGAATGCGCTCGCGGCGCAAGGGTTCGACAAAGCGACGGAGGCGACGTCCAAACTCGGGCTCCTCCTCGATCAATCGACGGCGGATTCCTTCCGGGAAGCGAAAGCCTCGATCCAGGAATTGACGGACGTCGGCGCGGGCATGGCGACGCAATTCGAGGCGGGCATGCTCCCCGCGATCTCGGACGTCGGTGAAGCGTTCGCCGACTCTCTGACGCAAGGCGGCGTCTCGTTCAAAGATCTCGGCAAATATGCCGGCGACGCCGTGCGCGGGATTTCGCTCGCGTTCCTCGTCCTCGGGCAAACCCTCGGGACCGTGGCCGAATCGATCGCCGACGTGTTCTCCGCGGCGTGGAAATACGTGAAGAACACGGCCGAGACGGATTTCACGGCGTTGGGGCAGGCGGCGCGCGGGCATCTGGGACAGGCGTTCGACACCCTATCGCGGGGTGAAAAGGAAAACACGAACATCGTCTCGGACGAGATCGAGCGTCAGAAGGCGATGTATAAATCCCTGGCCGATACGGTGAAAGAAGACGCGTCGAACCTCTTTCCCTCGGCGGAGGAAGAGGCGCGGAGGAAAAAAGCGCGCCTCGCGCGGTTGCGGCCGGAAAAGGAAACGGAGGCGCCCGAAGTCTCCGGGCTCGTCGGGAAATCGGACGCGGCGGAAAAAGCGGCGTTCGCGCTCCTGGAGAGGCAACTCCAGGACGAGCTCGCGATCCATCGCGCCTATGCCAAGCAACAGGAGGAGATCGAGAAAGAATTCTATGCGAAGGGCGAGCTCACCCTGGCGGAGTATTACGATCAACGGCGCGCGGCGGTCGCGGCCGACTCGAATGAAGAGATCGCAATCCTCAAGCGGGGAATCGAGGGCGCGAAAGCGGAGGCGGATAAGGCGAGCGCGGCGAAAGGCAAAGCGACGACGCCGGCGGAAACGGACAAAGCGGAGGCGGAACGTCTCCGCGCGATGATGAAGATCGAGGAGCTCCAAACGAAGATCACGGAGATCGAGGTCAACTCCTCGACGAAGATACACGGGCTCAACACGGAGGAGTTCAAAGCGAAACAGGAGAATCAGACGAAGATCCTCGAATTCGAGAGACTGATCGACAAAACGAAGGGCGATTCCCTGGCCGCGGCGCTCCATGAGATCGAAATCGAGAAGGAAAAACTCCGCGTGATCCTCGAGCAATCAGGCGCCTCGAAAGAACAGATCGACGCGGAACTGGCGTCCTACACCCAGATCAAAACCGCACAAGCGACGTTCGACGCGAATCAGAAAGACGCCGGCGAACGGATCAAGATACTGGGCGACGAGCGCGCGGCGATCGAGGACAAGGTGAAGAACGGGAAACTGTTCCAAGCGCAAGCGGACGAGCAGATCCGCCAATTAGAAGCGGCGCGCCTCCCGGTCCTCCAACAGATCGCGGCGCAATTGCTGGCACAGGCGAAAGCAACCGGCGATGAGGAGAAGATCGCGAAGGCCGAAGACTTCCAAAAACAGGTCAACCAGATCGCGGTCCAGGCGAATACGGCGGGACAGCAAGTTGCGCAGATCAGGGCCGGTCTACAGTCCTCCCTCACGGGCGGGATCGAGAATTTCTTCAACATCCTCATGGAAGGAACGCGGAGCGTCGGCCAGGCGTTCCGCGGTCTCGCGGCGAGCGTTGTGAGCTCGCTCGCGCGGATGATGGGTCAAATGGTTGCCCAGATCGTCGTCGCTAAGTTGCTCAAGGCCGCAATGGGCGGATTCGCGGGCGGCGGTGTCGTTCCTGGCGGCGCCGGCGGAGGTGCGGGATTCGCGGGCGGCGGTCTGATCAAAGGCCCGGGCGGTCCGAAATCCGATTCGATTCCAGCGCGCGTTTCTCCTGGCGAGTACATCGTCCAATCCGACGCCGTCTCGCGTTTCGGGGTTGCAAACCTGGAGGCAATTAACCGCGGTCTCAAGATCCCATCCCTCGAGCGATTGAGCCTCCCGCAATTCTCGCAAGGCGGTCTCGTGGGCGCCGGCATCGAGGGAAGCGATTCGACGATCAACCTCGGAATCGGTCTCGATGAGGGTCTGATCTTGAAGCACCTCTCGAGCAAAGCGGCGCGAAACGTGATCCTGAATCACATCGCGAACAATCCCAAAGCGGCGGCGAAGGCGCTTTCGAGGAGTGCATAATGAGCCTGTTGATCGGAACGGCGTCGGACTATGCGGATCTCCTGAATCAATTGGATGGGTTCCTCACGGGCACGGGCCAGGCCTTGACCTCGGCGCAAACGGGAACGGGGAACGGAACGATCGATGCGCACGGCGGATCCGCCGGCGTCGCGGAAACGATCACGGTCACATTCACGAGTGCGACGGCGTTCAACGTCGCGGGATCGGTGTCGGGGAGTCTGGGATCGGGCGTTGTCGGGACGGCGTTTACGTCGACGAAAGCGAACCTCACGATCACGGCGGGATCCGTGGCGTTCGTCTCCGGCGATACGTTCGTTTTCGCGGTGACGCCTCCCTGGACGTCGCTGAGGCGCATCGCCGGTTCGGAAATGATCTGGCAGGCGCCCGGGAACGGTGGGCTCAACCAAATCCTCGTCGGCGCGAAGACGTTCTCGGACGTGGGCACGGACTACTACAATTGGCGCCTCGGCGGATTCTCCGCGTTCAATTCGTCACTGCCATTCAATCAGCAGGCGGGCTATCCCGGCGGCGCCTCACAAGCGAATCCCTCGCCAGTCCTCACGCTTTGGAATTCCACGATCCCCTATTGGTTTATCGCCAGCGGACGCCGGGTGATCGTCGTGGCAAAAGTTTCGACGGTATACGTCACGGCCTACCTAGGTCTCCTCGCGAGCTATGCCTCTCCGGGCGCATTTCCCTATCCCTTGGTCGTTGGGGGGAACCTGGCGTTCTCAAGTCCCGAACCGGGGACGACCGATGCAAAATGGCGCTGGAGTTACACGGGCGGGGAAATGCGGAATTTCGCGATTCCGCGGGCGGCGACGCTCGGACGCGATTCCGATAGTTCGCTCGTTCTCCGGTTGCCTTCCGGCTCCTGGCGCGGGTTCGACGCGAATTGTGGGGAGACGGCGTTCGGCCAGGTGTGGCCGTGGGCCTACGTCGACATGACAGGCGGAACCTATGACTGGCGGCCGAACCTGGACGGCGGATATCCCCTTCTCCCGGTCGTTCTGTTCGACGAAACGCCGAACATTTTCGGCGAATTAGACGGTGTGGCGGCGACGAGCGGATTCTCGCAGAGCTCGGAAAACACGGCTACAGCCGCGGGCGTCGCCTATCTCGTGGTGCAAAATGTTTTCCGGAACACCAAAGCGGATTTTTTCGCCGTGCGTTTGAGTTAGGGGGAAGCGATGCAATACCAGACGGGCGCGGCGAGTTCCTCGGCCGATCTCCTACAACAACTCGTCACTTGGCTGGTGGGGATCGGCTGGACGCAAGATCGCTCCGCGACGGAGGGCCTCGGCTGGACGGCTTCGCTCCACAATGGCGGTAGCTACGCGCATTTTCGCGCGGCGATGAACGAGACGGTATGGCCTCAGGCGCTCTCCTCAAACGGATATTCCCTCAACCTCTTTCTCGGGACGGGCTTCAATGGGGCGAATCCCTGGGCCGGGCAGACGCCGGGCGCGCCGATCGGATCGGCGTCGAATCCTGTCGGCGTGGCCATGCGCCTTTCAGCGGGTCCCTTCTCGAATTACTATTTTTTCGCGGATGCGGGTGGCCAGAACGTCGGCATCGTCGTGCAGGTGACACCGGGTCTCTACGTGCATCTGGGGTTCGGGCTATCCCTCAACAAGGCGGGCGCGTGGACGGGCGGACCCTATTTCTTCGGATCGACCTCGGGATTTTATGTGCATGGCTCGCCGCCGGCAGGGACGCCGGGGTTCGACGCGAGTTCGGACTGCCCGTTCCCGAACGAGGACCATTTTGGGGCGGGATGCGGGTTCGTTCGCGCGGATGTGGATTCGTTCACGGGGAAGTGGATCGGAATCACGACCTCCACGAGCCCGGATTACGGCTACACCGGGAAGCCAGGCGACGTATCGATGCGCGGGACGGGGCGCACGATGAGCTCGAATTTCCCCGTCTATTCCTACAATGATTATCCGCAGAATTTCCAGAAGGAACAAACGAGCGCAAGCGACGGCCGCGCGAATCTCCTCCCTCTTCTGCTATGGGTCCTCCGCGACGGCACGACGACCGGCTTCTCTTTGTTGGGAAGCGTCCCCAACGTCTTTTTCACGAACGCCGTCGGAAACGGTTTTTCAAGCGGGGACGAGTACGTCCTTGGCGGGACGACCTACAAACTTTTCCCCAATTTTGCGGTCGTGAAGCAATAGGAGACGCATGTCGGATTCCCCCGGTTTGATCCTCACATTTCCCGGCGGTCTCGATCCTGAGAACCGATCGGCGGACGTGACCGTCGGCATATTCGCCGCGGCGCTTCTCGTGGGGCTAACAAGCCTCCCGCTGGCGGCGACGCGCGGGATCCCCGAACCGGTCGTCGCCGTCGCGCATTGCGCAATCGCCGGTGAGCGCGTGGAAATGTTCGGCGGTCAACTCTTCGGGAAGATCATCATCATTCCGGGTTCTAAGGCTCTGGGATTCGTGATTACGGCGACGCAGTTTGCGGTCGAGGTGTGGAACGCCTTCCGCGATTCGGATCAGGTTCTCGAATCGATCGACATTTCCGGCGCCGGCGGTCTAGCGATCGTCGATCTTTACGGCGAGCCTCTTCTCTTCGCGGCGCTCGATTCGCGGATCTATCAGGCGACCGTCCCGGGCGCCGGCGCGACGCAAATCAATCAGACCGTCCTGTTCGGATTTCTGGGAAGTCCTCCGGGGACGTCCCTTGTCGTCACGGGCTCGCGCATCGTTCTCTTTTCCGTGCGTCTCGATTGGGACGAGGGAGTCGAGGAAACGATCGAATATCTGACGGACGTTCTTCGCGCCTATTCCGACAACGAACAGCGGCGGGCATTGCGCCAGGTCCCGCGGCGTGCGGTGAAGTTTCGCGCATTGACGTTGAACGCGCGCGACGCGGCCGGCCTAGAATCCCTGATCTGGGGATGGCAACATCAACCCTACGGCGTCCCCTGGTGGCCGGATGCGCAACCCTTGACGGCCGATCTTCCCGCGGGGTCCTATGCGATCCCGGTCGAGACGGCCGATCGGCAATTTGCGGCCGGCGGTCTCGTCGCTATCTGGGTCGACGAATATACTTTCGAGGCCTTGACGATCACGAGCGTCGGCGCGCATGCGATCGGCGTCAGTTCTCCCACGCAATTCTCATGGGCCGGCGATCCGGGCACTCGCGTGATCCCGGTGTTTTTGTGCCGGTTGCCGGCGAGCATCGATGTTTCCAGGCATAGCAGCGAAATCGATCAAGTCGATCTAAGTTTCATCGGGGAATCCGCGCAACCGGCGCCGGCGCCGGCGAGCTCGCCGGCGCAATTCAAAGGATTCGATGTCCTGGAGATCGCTCCAAACTGGGAAAGCGCGCCCCTCAAACGGAGCTATAAACGATCTCTCGTGACGATCGATCCTAAGATCGGGCCGATCCAGGTGATCGACAAAGGGGGAAGTGCGATCGTCGGCCAGGAGTTCCCCTGGTGGCTCGACACGCATCCCGTCGTGACGGCGTTCCGGGCGTTCATCCTCCGCCGGGTCGGACAGTTGGTCCCTTTCTGGATCCCGACATGGGATCAGGATCTCGTCCTCGCGAATGACGTCAACTCCGGCGATACCGGGATCGTGATCAAGTCCGAATTTTATTCGCGGTTTTTCTTTCCGAATGAGGCGCGCCGGTTTGTCGCCTTCATTCCGACCGATGGATCGGGCAACGTTTACAGAAAAATCACAGCCGCGGCGGACAATGGCGACGGGACCGAAGGGCTCACCCTGGAGGCGTCGACGGGCAAAACGTTCGCGAAGGGATCGACGATGATCTCTTTCCTCACCCTGGCACGGCTCGCGGAGGATCGTGTCGCGATCAAATGGACTAGCGCGGATCACGCCGATGCTTTGATCTCGCTCCAAGAAGTTCCCCGGGAGCTCCCATGAGTTTCGATTCGCTAGAACAATCCGGGCATGCCGGGGCACCCTACGAGCTCTTTCTTTTCGAGAGTACCGGGATTTCGTTCGCGTTGACGAGCGCGGAGGAAACGATCACCTATCTCGAGCAGGTCTATACGCCGGCGACGATCACGCGCGACGAATCGGAACAATCGAACGAGGTCGTCTCCGGGCAAATGAAGATCTACGTCCCGAAGGATCATCCCCTGGCCCAGATGTGCGTCCCCTATCTTCCTTCGGCGCCGATCGCGGTCCGCCTCTTTGGTTCGCACTACGGCGATTCGGAAACCGTCGTCCTATTCGTCGGCGTCCTGGCGTCCGCGCGGTTCACGGATCAATGTGAGCTCACATGCAACTCCGCGGCGTATTACCTCCAGAGAAAGATCCCCCAGCAGTTGTACCAGGCGCCGTGTTCTCACATTTTCGGGGACGCCGGATGCGGCGCAAGTCTCGCGGATCATAGTTTCGAGGGCACGATTACGGCGATCGACGCGACGGGGACGATCCTCACGATTCCCGCGTTCGCCTCTCTGCCCGATCCATTGAAGGCCGGATATCTCAAAGTTGGCGACGAATACCGCATGATCGTCGCGCAAACTGGAGAGACGGTCACATTGATCTCCGCGATTCCAGGCCTCGCGGCGCCGGCGGCATGCATCGCAACGGCCGGCTGCAATCTCGATTTTTCGTCGTGCGCCCATTACGGGCGGACGATCAGTTTTCTCGGGTTTGATCTGATTCCAGCGATCAACCCGTTCGATGGGAGCGCGAGCGTCGGTTGACGCAGAAAGAGGTGTCGTCTTCTTCTGGCTTCTCTTGCTTCTATTCGTCGCGACGACCGTCGTCGGCGCTTTGTTGGCCCCTCATCCCCAAGGGCCGCAACCGTCGGCGCTCGGGGATTTCTCTGTCCCGACGGCGCAAGAGGGGCGCGCGATCCCGGTCGTTTTCGGGACGGTCAAGATCCAGGGCGGAAACACGGTATGGTGGGGCGATCTTAAGTCGAAAGCGGTGAGAGTCGGCGGCGGGATCCTCCAGTTTGGCCAGTCGACGATCACGGGATACAAGTACTTCCTCGGCTGCCAGATGATGCTCTGTCACGGGGCGATCGACGCGCTCCTCTCGATCGAGTTCGACAAAAAGGATCTCCCATACACGTCGACGACGATCACGAACGGAAATGGAAGCGAAAACTATCTCAAACTCACGGCAACCGGCGACAAATTGTTCGGCGGAACGACCGCGGGCGGCGCCGGAGGCGTCTCCGGACAGATCAATTTTTATCGTGGAGTTCAAACGCAGCAACCGGACGATTACCTCGGCGAAAAACAGGGGCGCATCGTCCTGGATCAATCGGGAATCGGATACGAGTTTTCCGGCGTAGGCAACGGAACGATCTCGAGCGAATCCGGCGGATCCGGCTCCCTCGACGAGACGATCACGATCACAGCCTACGGGATCGACGGAAACAACACGCATGGCACCTATCAGCACATGGAGTTCCATGTCGTCGGATCGGTCTCCGGCGAACAGATCAACGCGGCGCCGAATAGCGACGGCTCCCGCGGGTGTTGGGCCGATCAAGCGTTCTCCTGTCCGATCGTAAACTTCACGATCAACCGGGGATCGATCCAGTTCGCCAATGGCGACAAGTTTGTGATTTCCACCTCGCACTCGAAAATCGCGCCGGCTTACCGCGGGAAATGCTACGCCGTTTTTTGTCAGACGTACATGGGAACGTCGAACTATCTCAAGCCTCCCGCGTTCATCGTTCGCCGGTGTCCGGATCCTCTGGGCCAGGGCGCCGGCGTCGCGAATATCGGCGGCGACGCGAACGCGGCTTTCGCGGTCTATGAGGCGCTCACAGATCCGAACTGGGGTCTCGGGCTCCCCTACACGACGATCGACGCGGCGAGTTTCATCGCGGCCGGCGAGACGCTCGCGACGGAGGGTCTGGGAATCTCGATGCAGTTCGACACGCAAGGGAGCGCGGATCAGTTGATCGGCGAGATCCTCCGCCACATCGACGGTTTGCTCTATACCGATCCCGCGACGGGATTATGGACAATCATCCTCGCGCGCGGCGGATACGATGCCTCAACCCTTCCGGTTCTCACGATCGACAATATCCTGGACACGCCCGATTTTTCGCGGGGCTCCTGGAGCGAAACGACGAATCACGTCGCGATCAAGTACAGCACGCGCGCCGGCGACTTCGCCGACGCGATCATAAATGCTTACGATCCCGCGAACATTCGCGTTACGGGAGAGGTACGTCCCCAGACGATCGAGTTCAAAGGGATCTCGAATTCCGCGGCGGCCGGTCTCATCGCGATCCGTGTTCTGAAAACTCTCACCTATCCCCTCGCCAAAGTGAAGATCGTCACGAATCGAACCGCGTGGAAGTGGCGCCCAGGCGGATTGTTCCGTTGGACGTGGGCGCCTCTCCAGATCTCAGATGTGGTTTATCGGATCACACGGATCGGATACGGATCGCTCCTCGATGGGAAGATCACGATCGACGCGGTCGAGGATATCTTCGGGATCAATTCGGTCGCCTTCGTCGGACCTCCGGCGTCCGGCTGGACCGATCCTCTAGCGGCGCCGGCGGCGCCGGATTATCAAATGGCGATCGAGAGTCCCTATGCGTTCTCGATTTCGGCCGATGAGCGGATCACGGTCGGTTGCGTCCGCGGCGACGCGATCAGCAAGAGTTTCGAGGTGTTCGCGGACGAGGCGGGCGGGACGGCATATTCGAGCTACGGGGAGATCGAGGGTTTCATGCCTTCCGGTCTCCTCTCCGCCGATTATCCCGTGAACACGGCAGCGACGGACGGGACAGGTTTCGTTTTGTCGGCGACCGGCGCGCGAGATCTCGACGCGTTGATCTCGACCGATGCGAGCGGTCTCGCGAACGGAAAGAACCTCCTCATGTTCGTCGATACGGGAGAGCTCTGTTCGTGGCAAACGGTGACGCCGAATAGTGACGGAACGATCTCGATCTCCGGGATCATGCGCGGCGTTTTGGATACGGTCCCCGCGGATCATCCCTCGGGGACGCGCGTCGTTTTTTTCGAGGCGGGATTCGATTTCCTAAAACCAGCGACAATCCCGACGCCTGGACCGACGGGAGCAACCGGACCGACGGGATCGACCGGAGCAACCGGAGCGGCGGGATCCACGGGAGCAACCGGAGCGGCGGGATCCACGGGAGCAACCGGAGCAACGGGCGCGGCCGGCGCCGCGGGGAGCAAATGGTACGAAGGCGCGGGAGCTCCCTCGACGACGCACAGTGACGGCGATTTTTATCTCAAC